GAAGATAATAATCAAGAAGATAATAATCAAGAAGATAATAATCAAGAAGATAATAATCAAGAAGATAATAATCAAGAAGATAATAATCAAGAAGATAATAATCAAGAAGATAATAATGAATTTGATGGCAAAATTCATATTCAAATAACAACAGATGATTTAGATAAGGAAATATCAAAATGTATATTAGGTATGGAAAGAGAAAGAAAAATTAATGAACTCAATAAAAAAATCATTGCTTATCATGAGGCAGGTCATGCGGTATTGGGATTTTTAATAGCCAATTCTATTATTCCTACAAAAATATGTATAAGTATAAATTCCAAAAGTTTAGGATATACATTATTTCCTCAAGATGATGATGATTTACTAGTAAAAACGACAATTTCTCAATTATTAATAGAAGTAATGATATTGTATGGAGGAAGAATAAGTGAAAAAATTTTTATTGGAGATATAACGTGTGGAGGAGAAGATGATTATTCTAAAGCAAGAAAAATACTCAAAAGATTATTATTAAATGGAATGTTAGTTCCAGAAAATAATTATATTGATTTTGATTCAAAGGATTCAAAACTTAATGACCAAATGGAATCTCAATTAAAAAGAATAAATAAAATAATTATTAATGAAATAGAATCATTATTGAAAGATAATTCAGAAATTGTACATTGGGTATCAAATATGATTATTGAATATGGTTCAATTACATCAGATGATATTTACGATATGTTCAAAAATAATAATATGAGTAATAAGATTGGTTCATATGATATATCTTTTATTAAAAACAAAATTAATTTGGACATTATGTAATTATTCGTATAAAAATTTTTATAAATATTATTTTTAATATGATTTTCCCCAAATTACCCAACAAGTCGCAGGATTTGAAGAAATAAAACATTTATCTCTATTTTCAAGTTTATATTTAATGTTATTATTATCTATGTCATTGAATGGTTTACATAATGTCTTAACCCCATTAATACCATATAATTCTTTACATTTAATTTTAAATTCCTCTTCAATTTTTGAATCATCACAAAATGGAGTTAAAGCTAATTTTCCTTCTTTAATTGTTTGAATTAATTCATCAATTGATAAGCATTTGATTATATTTGTATTTAATTTATAATGTGCTTTCAAGTATAAAGATTGTTGAATTTGTTCTAATTTATTATCAATTAATTGAATTAAATTTAAATTAAAATCAATAACTTCTTTTTCCATAATATCTCTACGAAATAAACATAATTTATTAGATTCAACTTCTTGATTACCAATTTCAATTCTAAGTGGAATTCCTTTTAATTCCCAATAATTAAATTTGTATCCTGCAGTATTTAATTTATCATCATCTAGTTTTACTCTAAATTTATTTTTTAAACACATATAAACTTTATTTGTATATTTATTAATGAATGAGTCTTCATATTTTTTTGAATATATTGGAACTATAACTATTTGAATAGGTGATATTTGGGGAGGTAATACAAGTCCTTTATCATCACTATGTGTCATTATCATAACTCCAATACTTCTTGTAGTAAATCCAAATGATGTTTGATAAGGAATATGTTTTTTAGTATCTCTTCCTTCAAAATAAATTTCAAACATTTTAGCAAAATTTTGTCCAAGATTATGCGATGTAGCACCTTGAATTCCTTTTCCAGATTCTTGTATATATGCTTCAACAGTTGTTGTATAATCTGCTCCAGCAAATTTTTCAACATATGTTTTAACACCTTTTATTGTGGGAACAGCTAAAATTGATTTATATGTTTCATAATAAATATCTAAAGTATCTTTAACAAATTCTTTTGTTTCTTCCAAAGTTTCGTGAACAGTATGAGCTTCGTGCCATAAAAATTCTCTTGAACGAATAAAAGGTGTAGGGTCTTTAAATTCCCATCTAACAACATTACACCATTGATTTTGTTTTAGAGGTAAATCTCTCCAAGTTCTTATCCATTTGGAAAAATAAGGATAAATAATTGTTTCTGATGTTGGTCTTATAGCTAATTTGTTATCTAATTTAGTATTTCCAGAATGAGTTACCCAAGCAACTTCAGGTACAAATCCTTCTAAATGTTCTTGTTCTTTTGATAATGTTTTCTCTGTAATAAACATTGGATAATAAGCATTTGAAATACCTATTTTTTTAAATTGTGTATTTAGGTAAGATTGAATGTATTCCCATATTTCATAAGCCCAAGGTCTCAATACATAGCATCCAGATACTTCAGAATAATCTATTAGTTCTGATTTAACAACTAATTCAGAATACCATTCTGAAAAATTTTCCGTTTTTTTTGTTAATCAAACCTAAAATATTTTTTTTATTAGACATTGTAATATATTATCTTATAAATAATTATGTTTATTATAATAAATTCAATTTTTATTTTATACATTGAAAAAATTGATTAAAATATCTAAAATAATAATATATACCAAACTATAAATTTTAGTCTAAATGGGTATTAAAGATTATTTAAAACATTTAAAACAAGAATATATTAATGGAATAATTGAATATGACCATGTTTATATAGATTGTAATTATTTAATTCATTTTTTAATATACAAATGTAAAAATGATAAAGATTTATATTTAAAAATAAATAATTTTTGGGATAATTTAATGGCTTCAATTAAAATTAAATCTACTATTCAATTAGTTTATGATGGTGAATATGATGATACCCAATTATCAAATCCTAAATTACAAACACTTATATTACGATATAAAAATAAAGTAGAATCAACTGATTATGATAAACAAACAATTAAACCTGGTTCAAAAATATTAAATACCTTTAAATATTATCTAATTGATATTATTGAAAAGTATAGAAAAATAAACAAATCTAAATTTCAAATTGTTATAAATAGTGATGACATAAAAGGGGAAGCTGATATTAAAATATTAAATTCTATTTACGATTCAAATCAAAATAACATTTGTATTTGTTCAAAAGATTCAGATATGATTTTAATTGCTCATTCATTATCAATTGGTAAATCAATTAGGATTGACGTAATAACAAATTTTAGACCAATTCAAATAATTTATATTAGTAATTTTAAAAAATATAATTTGGATTATGTTTTAATTGTGCTTTTATTAGGTAATGATTATTTACCAAAAATATCAAATATTTCTTATGAATCAATAATTAACACATATGAAAATTACATAAAATACAATAAACCAATAATATCAAATGATGTTGTAAATTATAACAATCTAATTGAATTTATTACATTTTTTATTTTAATTGGGACTAAGAAAAAAATTAAATTTAATTTTAATGCATTTGACCCAAATAGATTCAATATATATATTAATAATTTACTATGGTGTCTTGGACATTATAAGGTTATTGAAAATAAATTTAAATATATACAAGAAATTTCAAATCCGAATGATGACGTTAAATTAAAAAATACTATTAATATATTTAATTTTGTAAATAATAATTATAATTTTGTATAAATTAAATCTTTTTATAAATAATTTTATATTTGATAATATATATAAATAATGTCTGTCGTATATGCTGCTCCTATGTATGTGGGAATATCTTGTATTTTATGTTTAAGTTATAGTTGTATTGAAAGTGTTAAAAATAAATTAGATACTTCTGTTAAATTACTATTATCTGGTTGGTGTATTTTATCAACAATTGTAGCTTGTGTTATTGCAGGTGCTTCTGGTGAAATGATGGCTGGTATGACTAATGTAACGCATCTTTTAATAGCGGTAATTTTAGCTTGTGTAACACTAAGTATATCAAGTTCTATGGTATATTGGTCTTAAAATTTCATAAACAAAATTATTTTTTTCTAAAAGCACCTTTTTTTGCTAATTCATCTACAACATCATTTGATATTGAATGTATATCTGTTTTACCTGTATGTGCCCTAATATGTTTTAGTTTTATTTTAAAAGGGGCTAATTCAATATGGGTTTCTATTTCATTAATTATATCTGGATTTTTGTATTCTTTTTTTGCTTTTTTCCATTTGGGTAACCATTCGTTAAACGTCTTAACAGAATATTCTGAATCTGAATAAATATTAACCAATTTAATTTGTTCCTGTGAATTTTTAATTCTTTCTAAATTAATAATATTTGCTATTACTATTGATTTTAATATTGCATATAATTCTGCTCGATTATTTGTTATTGGTTCGTGAGTAAATTTTCTACTTATTGGTTTATATTCATTATTTGGAAAATATATTCCATAACCACAATATATATTTCCATCTTTTTTGACTAGGGAACCATCAGTGTATATTTCTAATGTTGAACTTGACATATATTTATATTATAAATATATTTTATTTTTCAATTTCATATTTTTTATTTGATTTTGATATTTTTTTAGATTTTGTTAATTTTATTGGTTTTTCAGATTTTGAATCAATCCTATTTGTTAAATCATTATTTTGATTTGTTTCATTATTATTATTTTTTATATACATATGATTTTGATTATCATATATCCAATCTTGTTGATTTTTATCGTCTCCTAATTCTTTAACTTCATTTAAAATATTTCTTCCAAAAAAATATTTATATTCATATGCAATAACACATATGTCACTTAGAATTAAAATTATTCCTATCCAATATAATGCATCATATAATAATTGAGAAATAGCATTATATAAAAATAAATTTAATAATATTAAAAAACTCGCACAATATAATACAACTCCATATAAAAAGACTCTGCAATTTCTTTTACCATAATTATCTTTATAAGTTGGTACTAATTCATGTAAAATAAAAAACCACATTTAATATAAAAATATTAAATTAATTAAATAAAAAAAATAATGAATTCAAACTATTTGGATTTTTTATTTTTATCAAGAAAATCTAATAATTCTAAATAAGATAAAGTAATTTTGGGATTTCTTATGCTAATTGTTTTATTTTCAACTTCTTTTTTACCAATAACCACAATAAAATTATAATGTAAAACTTCACATTGAGCAATTTTTTTTTGCATTGTATCAGAATCATCATAATAACTGACATTATAATTTGATTTTTTTAAATTAGAAAATAATTCCTTACAATATTCATTTATTGCCAAATCATCTGATTTAACAGGAATAATTGCTATTTGTCTTGGATTAACAAAAAATGGTAAATTTCCTTGAGTTGATTCTAATAATATACCTATAAACCTTTCTACTGAACAAAATATAGCTCTATGTATCATAACAGGTCTAGAATCATTTCCATTCGAATCTTTGTATGTTAAAGCAAATCTTTCTGGTAAATTAAAATCTAATTGAACAGTTGCCAATTGATGTTCTCTTCCAAAAGCATCTAGAACTTTACAATCAATTTTATTTCCATAAAAGGCGCCATCTTTTTCATAAATTTCATAACCAGGATAAAAATCATCTAAAATACCTTTTAATATTTCTTCTGCTTTATTCCAAGTTTCAATTTCTCCAATAAATTCATCTGGTCTTGTTGATAAACCAAATTTAATTTTCATACCAAAATCCTCATAAACCTTATGAATAAATTCTAAGACATTTTTAATTTCTTGTTGAACTTGTTCAAAAGAACAAAATATATGTGCATCATCTTGACAAAATTTTCTTACTCTTGTTAATCCTTTTAAACTTCCATGTATTTCATTTCTATGTAGTACACCAAAATCTGCTAATCTCATTGGCAAATCTCTATATGATGGATTTTGATGTTTGAATAAAAGACAGTGGGATGGGCAATTCATTGCTTTAATTGCAAATTGTCTATGACTTTGACAACAATTCGATTGATTTTCAGGATCAGATTTATCTGATTTATTACATTCAATTACAAACATATTTTCTTTGTATTTGGACCAATGTCCTGAAGTTTCCCATAGGGATTTATCGAATATAACGGGAGTCATTACTTCAGAATAACCTCTTATTTTATATTCTGATTTAATGTAATTTACCAAATTATTATAAAGAATTGTTCCATGTGATAAAAAGAATGCTGAACCTGGAGATTTTTCATCAAAAAAAAATAATTTTAATTGAGCTCCTAATTCTTGATGTGATTTAAAACTATTTTTATCTTCATTATGTTGTATTTCCATTTAATTGATATAATATAATATTGTTGTAAATATATATTCATAAAATCAATTTTTTATAAAGATGATATTTATTTGTAATAGATACATTTAATGATTATTTCTTTTGTAAATTGCGTATAAAATTACATTATTTTTTAATAAATATTATTATTTGAATGAGATATTTGACATTGTTAATGAATATAACATAATAAATAATAAGACATATGATTTTAATAGAAAATCTATTGATATTCATATAATTGAATCATTTTATACTCCTGATAATTTAATTAAAAAAATAAATAAATTATTAAATTATGAACTTACTAAAAAATATAATAATAATTGTATTATATGTTATAAAAATTTTAAACATATAAATATTTTTAAATCACAAATTTATTTAATTAAATGTGATATCACTTTGTTAAAAGTAGAATGTATTGTTAATGCAGCTAATTCAATGGGATTAGGATGTTTTAATCCCAATCATAATTGCATAGATAACATAATACATAAAAAATCTGGACCATCCTTAAGAAAAGAATGTTTTGAAATATTGTATAAAAAAAATTCACCGCAAAAAATAAATACTGGAGAAGCAATTATAACAAAATCATATAATTTACCATGTTCATTTGTTATTCATACTGTTGGACCTAATATAAATGAATCTAATAAATTAATTTCAATTGACATTCATTGCAAAAATTTATCAAATTGTTATATAAATATATTAGAATTATGTAAATTAAATAAAATTACTTCTATTGGAATTCCAAATATTTCTACTGGATTGTATGGATTTAATCCAGATTTAGCATGTAATATTGTTATAAATACAATAAAAAATTGGTTAATTATAAACAAAGATTATCAATTAGATATAATTTTTGTTTGCTGGACGCAAGAAAATTATAATTTATATTTACAAAAATTTGAAAATTATAATTTTAGTTAAATATATATGGTTTAAAAAAATGAAAAAAAAATATTATATATTTACTTAAAATATGAATTAATATTATTATGGATAATAATTTAATTAGAGCTAACAAATGATATTATTGAAGATTTATTAACAATACAAAAAAATGATAAACATAAATATGATAAAATTTATGCTACTTTACAAGATTATTTAGATGAATATGAAAATTCTCATTCTAATATATTAAATGACCTTATCAAAAATATATTTGACACAATATTATCATTAAAAATTGTTAATAAACAAAATAATATTGACAAATTACGTAATTTTTTACAAGAAAGATACAATGTTGTATTAGTCTAAACTTAACTTTATAATATTTTCTAATATATTTGTAGGATTAATATTTTTTTCTAATTTGAGAGTTTTAAAATGTTCTTTATTTAAACTCGAATTTTCAATCCAATACAAATCCCAATTTTTAATTTCATTTTCCAAAACTATTTGTTGATTTAATTTGACAGCAATACTTGTTATTATGTAATTATCTGAACTAGATTTAATAATTAATTTTACAATTGGAAAAAATAATTTAAAATCCTCTAAATTATTTTCCGAATTTTCAAAGTTAGAGTTAGAATTAGTTATTCCAATTTCTTCATTTTCATTAGATATTTCTAATTTTTTTGATGATTCTAACTCATCTTGAGAATATACACAACTATACAAAAACATATTTGATTCAGGACCAAAATTTTCCATAATTATAATATCTGGTGTATCTGTACTTTTACCGATATGTTTTATAATAAGTTTTTCATTTGACAAGTGAAATTGAAATATATGTTTTAAATCATCTTCTACACATACCGATAAATCAATATATTCGTCAGAATCTGAATCTGGTTCTAAATTTAAATTTGTTATATTATCCATTTTAATATAAATATATATTAATTAAATTTTATATATTATTTCATCCATACTCCAAATAAATATATATTATATTTTTATATAAAAAATGTCTATTATAAATGATTTTTTAAGTAAAATTATTTTAAATAAATTAACAAAAAAAACCATAATTTGTATCATAGTTATAATTTTGTTTTTTTTTAAAAAAATAAATGAAATTAATTTGATAATAAAATTATTATTACACCTTTTTCGCTGAATATTGGGACACTTTTATTCAACGAATCTAATGTAATTGCACTCATTTCGAGCTTGGTTGATACTTGACCTCCCGATTTTTAGTGTCATTTTTGATGGAGGTTATCACCTTTTGTTTGGTTTCGGCTTTTAATTCACCTTTTTCTAAATCATAATCTCTTCTATATTTTAATAATCTCTCTTTTTTATCAAGATAATGATTTACTATTTTTATCATATTATTTACTGCATTTTCATCACGATTTATACATCCTATCTGTCTGTTTTCCATTTTATATGTTAAGACAGAATGTAATTTTCTGATTACTCCTTTTGCATCTGGTAAATATAAATTTTCACAAACTTCTTCAGTTTTGTGGTTTAATTTTGATGTTCTAAATTCATCTAAATTATATACTTTCATTTGTTTTCCTATTAATCTTTTTAATCTGTTATTTGGTGTAGATATATTACCTTTGTTACAATTTGTCTTAAATCCGAAATCTCCATAAAATATTATTGCATCTTTACCAAATGTTCTTTTTATTTCCTTTATCATTTTAGTTTCTGTATGTTTTCTGTTCAAAAAACCATACCATTTATATTTTCTAAATATTTCTTTATTATATTTATTAAATAACATACCATTAATTTTGTTTTTATTTTTAATAAATTCTTTAAATTTCTCAAAATTACAAGTTCTTGAGTTATATTTAGTTAATTCATTTTCTACTTTAGAAATATCATTTTTATCTTTATAATTTTGAATAAGTCTTTGATACTTTAATCTTTTTGTTAATTTAGCGTGTTTTCTATTGGTGTATCTATATTTTTTGCCATTTTTATTCTTCATATGCATTAATGTGTTCTTTCCTGGATCGCAAGTTAACCAATTATTCTTTTTAACTTCTTCTAATTGTTTATCAGTCAAGTCTTCTAAATATAAAAAGTCAGTTCCATTTAATATTTTGGCTTCCTTAATTTCTTGTTTTCTCTTTTCTAATATCTTATTTTGTTCTTCTTTTGGTAATTTTTTAAATGCCTCTTTTTCTTTGTCTTTTTGTTCTTTTAACTTTAATTTAAACTCTTTATCTTTCTTTTTCTTTTCTTCCTCGCATTTCTTTTTAAATTCTGTTTTTTGTTCTTCAGTCATATCTTTTGTTAATTCTTTATTTTCTTTTCTTTTATTTTTCATATTTTGTTTTTTTTGTTTTTCACTTTCAACTTTATCTGTTTTTAACATTTGAATTGACACAGAATAACCATCTGTATATATTTTATAATCAAATATGTAATTTGACTGCTTAAATATAGGTTTATTTATATCAAATAACATAGTCCATACAGGTTCTTTATACGATTCAACATCATCTAAATATTTTTTTTTATCTTTCTTTATAAATAGTTCTATAAGGGTTTTGGTGTCTATGGGACAAAATTTTTGTATAATATCAGTTCTTAAAGGAAAGAATTGAAATGATTTTGTCTCTAATTTTTGTAATTCTAAACACATATAAATCATTGATTTTAAATATCTTTGAGGATTATTTTGAATATCAAACTCATTAGAATTAACAAAATCTTTATAAAATATATTTTCCTTATGTTTATTTATCCAGTTGTGATATTTTTCATTAGATTTTAATGTGTTATTTATTAAATCTTGTTTAATTTCATATACATCTTTGTTTAATTCTTTTCTTAATAGTGTTTTACTTCCTTCTTTTGCTTTTTCTAATAAATCATTATTAATTTTCTTAAATGAAGAATTAACAAATCTATTAACATATTTAAAAAAGTGCATTTTAATATTATTTTCAATATTAGTTAAAATGTCAGTAGCCATTGAATTTATTATTTGGGATAAATATGAACTATTTATTTTATTTTCATAATTAAGATTTTTATAATGTTCTTGATAGAATTTATTAAGTTCTTCTAATAATTTTAAATTTTCATCAGTTGGTTTATTACCTCTATTATCTTTAGTAGATAATGTATTCATTACCATTCTAATAAGTTCTTCAGTGATAATAGGTATATCTAATTTATTATGATATCTATATAAAATCCATAATCTTAAGAATTGATAAGTATGAATAACAATTTGATTAGTTCTAAAACAAGTATCATTTAAAATAGTTTTAATATCATCTTTTTTTAATTCATTATCAGGTTTATCATCAATAATAATTTTATCTAAAACACATTTAACAGTAATATATTTATCTGGAGGTTTTTTAAGAACACTCATATTTATGTATATTATAATATAAGATAAAAATATATTTTTAAATACTTTATATTTAATTAAAAAAAATAACATTATTTTTATACTTTAAAAAAATAATTCTATATATTTGTTTTTAATTGTAAAATAATTTAAAATATATTTATATATAAATATATAGTATGGAAACAAAAAATAAAGAAAATAAGTATGTATGTGAAAAATGTAATTTTAAATGTAATACAAAAGCAAGATGGGAAGCACATATTAAAACTGAATTACATAAAACAGGACAAAGAAAATTAAGAAGCGATTATAAAGAACCCTATAA